AGCGTCATGGGCGCCGTTGTTATCGGCAGATGACGACACGAAAATTGTTGTCTCCCCGTATATCCAAGCACCGACAGCAGAAGCAGGCGCACCCCGTACGTTCGGCGGAGGAAACGAAACGTTGGGCGGTATTGAAGAAGTTATTGGACGTGAGCCAACCCCATTTACGGCGGTTATGCGTAAAATGCCGCAATCACTGATTAAAGCATTGAAAGATTTGCAATGTGAAAGCGATTCCCAAAATTTGGGGGTTTATTTGTTTGATGAAAACGGCGCAATTGGTGCATTGCAAGACCCGAACACAGCAACAACGCATTATCCTATTCCAATTCGTTCTTTGTTTATCGGGGATAAAACATTGGGAGGACTTGAGGCACCCGATAGCAACGCAATACAATGGACGTTTTTACCTAATTGGTCGGATGATTTGACTATTATCGTACCGGAAGATTTTAACCCGCTAACAGACTTAAAAAATGCAGCAGGGTAAACAAACAATAGTGACGTTGGAAAATGAAACATTGAAAACGACACGAGATTTTGAAGTTAGCCACGCCGAAAGACTTTTAAAAATGCCAAATAACGGCGGTTGGCAGTTACCGGAAAATAGTAAATTTGAATTTGACAAAGAAAATGGGCTTAGATATAAGAGAAATAAAAAAGCAGATAACGGAGCCACGGAACAAAGCGGAGATAAGTAGGGCGATTTACCACCAAAACCGCATACGATTTCATGCGGAAAAGGCGTTGACGCCATACATTACGCAACCCGTGACCGATTTTTTGGCTTATGTTTCAAACCTTATACCCGCAGACAAATTCAAAGTGTTCAAAACATTGTTCCGTTACCCCGTAAAGACAAACGAGGTAACGGGCGTTTGTTTTGATAAGTTGAGCCGCATTTTTGACGGTCGTAACCCGGCGTTCAATTATCAGTTTATGAACAGCGAACAAAGGGACGATTGGGAGTATTACAGACAACACGTATTGGAAGAACCCGAAATTTGGAGCACAAAGGGATGGGAATATTTCAAAACCGAAATTAACAGCGTATTAATTGTTGATTTGCCAAAAGAGCAATCCCCCGGCGATAATTACCCGCAACCGTACTTTTATTGGTTGCCAATAGAACACGTTATTTCATACAAGGCAGACAAAACAACGGGCGTTATGCGTTGGATAATATTCCGGCAGGACGACAACCGTATTGCCGTAATTGACGATGAACGATACCGGGTATTTACCGAGGAAAAAGGCAATATTGGCGAATTGCTGATTGATAGCCCGCACGATTTGGGATATTGCCCAGCACGTTTTTTTTGGAACGAACCATTGAGTTTGAGAGAACCGGACGTTAAGGCGTCCCCGTTAACAACCGAGTTGGAAAGTTTAGATTGGTTCCTTTTTTATCATTTATCAAAGAAAAATTTGGATATGTACGGGTCGTACCCGATTTATTCCGGATATGAACAAAGTTGCGATTTTACGAACGGCGAAAACGGCGATTATTGCGACGGCGGGTTTTTGAAAGATAAACAAGGCTATTATAAATTAGACCAAGCGGGTTTATTGATGCGTTGCCCGAAATGCGGAGATAAACGAATTGTCGGGGTTGGTTCATTCATTGAAATTCCGGTACCGGACGGCGACAAACAGCCGGATTTGCGCAACCCGGTTCAGATGTTGACCGTTGACCGTAATAGTTTGGATTATAACGTTAGCGAGGAAGAACGGTTGCGTACAAACATAATTACGGCGGTTGTTGGTACCAACGAGGAAATAACAACCCGTGAAGCATTAAATGAACAGCAAATTAAAGCCAATTTTGAAAGCCAAAGCACGGTATTAAACCGAGTAAAAAAAGGCTTTGAGGCGGCGCAAAAGTTCGTTGACGAAACCGTTTGCCGTTTGCGTTATGGAACAATGTTTATTTCGGCAAAAATCAATTATGGCACCGAGTTTTATTTGTCTGATGCAACCCAATTGCGAGAACGTTATAAGATGGCGAAAGAAAGCGGAGCAAGCGAGGGGGAATTGGATGCGCTACAAAATCAGATTATCGAAACGGAGTACAGACACGACCCAATACAAATGCAACGTATGTTAGTGTTGGCAGAATTGGAGCCGTACCGACATTTGACACGTCCGGAAGTATTAGAATTGTACGAAAAACAGCTAATTACCGAGGATGAATTGCGCATTAAATTGAATTTCGCTAATTTTGTGCGTAGGTTTGAACGTGAGAATACAAACGTTTTGGAATTTGGCAGCCAAATACCATTTTCCAAGAAAATTGAAGTAATAACAAAAAAATTTTATGATTATGCGAGTGAAAGCAGAAACAGAGGGTAAAACAAAGGACGTCGGATTGTTGGACGTTACCCCGGAAAATTTCATTGTTCCAAAAGGGGAAGAAAGTTTTTATCATTGTCGTATTGAGGTTGTAAAATTCAACCAAGAAACGGGCGAAAGAATTTCACGACCACGTATGCAGGTTTTCGGAAAAAAGTTCTTTGAAACATTCGGATTGCACAATTTGCGAAAAATGGGTTATAAAGTTGACATTATGCACGACCCGAACGTTTGGGAGGCAGCGAACAAAGAAAAGATTGAAGCCAGCAAACGAGCAAAGGCAGAAGCAGCAGCAAAGGCGGCAGCAGAAGCAAAGGCGGCAGAACGTGAACAAATGAAAGCCGAAATTATTGCAGAACTGACAGCCGCCGGAGTTATCCCAGCAGAACCAAAGAAAGCCGGACGAAAACCAAAAGCCGAAAAAACAGCAGAAGCAGAGGAAGCGGCAGGCGATAGCCCGGAAAACAACGAGAATGTTTAACCATTAAAAATTACGAATATGGCACAGATTGCACAGCAAGACAATTTGGTTATTGAAGTAACCACAATCGCCGCTACATTGGACAGCGACATAAAGAAAAAGTTGATTGAATGTATTGAGGGCGGAACAATTACCGACGTTATTTTGGTAACAAAAGGGGTTGAAAAGAAAATCAGCCATGCACGTGTTGTTAGTTGGTTGGTTGACACAACCGGGGATTCCCCAAAATACACAATTGATATTATTAACGCAGACGGCGGAAAAGTAGAAGTAATCGCACTTAATTAATTCAAAGGGTAAGAATATTATGTTAACGAGAGAAATTTTAGTTGCAAATGCGGCTTTGTCGGGATTGTCTGACGAACAGATTACAGCGATAACAACATTATCGCAGAATGACGAAAACAGCGTTATTGCCAAGAAAACGGGCGAAATTTACGGGGCTTTGGATGCCGATATTTTGGCGGTTTCCGGTATCGCTAAAAATGGAACCGAAAAAACGTATGATTACGCAAAACGTGTAATGGGGGAAATGAAAACAAAAGCCGATGGCGCAACCGGGCTGCAATCGCAGATTGATTCATTGACCAAGGAAAGAGCCCGTTTAGAAAAGGCAATTGCCGATGGTGCGGCAGATGCGGAAACCGTGAAAGCATTGAAGCAGGCAAAAGCAGATTTGCAGAACGTGACAACGCAGTTTACCGAGTTGACAACCAAGTATGAGGTAGAAAAGGCAAACCACGAAAAAGAATTGTTCGGAGTAAGAATTGACAACGCATTGCAGACAGCCGCCGCCGGGCTTAAATTCAAAGCAGGATTTCCGGAAAGCGTAACAAAGGTTATTTTGACGCAGGCGACCGAAAAAGTAAAAGGCATGAACCCGGAATATATAGACGACGGAAACGGCGGAAAGGTTTTGGCGTTCAAAGATGCAAGCGGCGCAATTATGCGCAATCCAAACAATCAGTTGAACCCATTCACGCCCGCCGAGTTGCTGACAAAAGAATTGGAAACGATGGGAGTATTGGAGCAGCAAAGACAACAGCAAGGAGGCGGCACAAATAAGCCCGGAGGCGGTGCCGGAGGCGGCGGAATTACATTGGACGTAAGCGGAGCCAAAACGCAATCAGAGGCGTACGAACTTATTACAAAACAATTGATGGCGCAAGGTAAAACGGTAGGTTCCAAAGAGTTTGACGAAGATATGAGAAAGGTTTGGCAGGAAAATAGTATTAACAAATTGCCGGAGAGATAACCGGGTAATGGGTAAACCCGCATTTAATAACAAATTAAAATAAAAAGACTATGAGTTTAATTGCAACAAGATTACAGAATTGGCGAGTAGGAAACCCGGAGTTAGACCGTAATATGACCCGCCCGTGCGAGTATGGCGCATTAGATTTTTTCATTGAACAGACCAACGCCGGAAATTCCATTTTGTCCCCGAAATTGCGTGAACGTGCGTTTGCCTCAATCGGAAATACGGTACAAGTTCCGGTTGTCAATTACGATGGCGACGTTACGGTTAGCAACGTTCGTACGTGTGTTATCCCGGACGATGAAAACACGTCCGCACTTTATACCGTGGTTTGGGCGACATATTCCGTCGGCTTTACAATGGTGCCAACGTTGTATATGAACAACGAAATTTCGTATGAGCACGATTTCAACCGCAAAATGGAAAAGGTTTGCAGAGCGTTTGCAAATTCGTTAGACCAAGCAGCCGTTTCAGCGTTGGAGGCAGGAAAAACCAAAGTATTGAAAGACGGGTTGAATTACAAATTCGCTGCAAACGTTATTGATGTTCCAACGCAGATGGCAACCGAAATTATGGGCGATATTAACCCGATTATGCGTGCAAATTGTTATCCGGGTTTGGTTCACGTCGTAGGTAACGCCGGAATTGACAGCCTTATTAAAAAATTGGCACAGCACGGTATTTATAACGACGTAAACAAGCGTATGGAATACGAAAATAAAGTGTTCCATTATACAAACAACGTCGTAAATGAAACTAGCAAAAACGGCACATTCTTTGCCGTAGAGGATGGTAACGTTGGCATTTTAACACGTGTTGACCGTGAGGCGTTGAACCGCACCCGTGCGAATTTCCACGAATGGGACGTTGTACGTTTGCCGTACATTGATTTGCCCGTTGGTTCGCACTATTACACAGCAGTTGGCGACCAGTCACAGACAGCAGGCGCAGCGAGTGCCGATATGACGTGCAACGTGAAAGAATATTTTGGATTTAGCGCAGACGTTGCGTTTGTAATTGCTTACAACAGCAACCCAACAACCGTTGCAAATCCGATTATCAAAGCGCAGATTGCAGCACGTGAGGAAAATGTACCTTTGGGTATGCCTGTATATGTAACCAACGCCGGGGAATTTCCCGCCGGAAGTGCGAGCGAATAACGCCGGAGCATAACGAATTATTTAACTGAGGGGACGGGGTGGTTATCCCCGCCCCCTTATTTATTGCAATCTTAATTCCTAATATGGGAAATAAATGGGCGTTTTTATGATAAGAATAAATGAAATATGCGAAGCGTTAAAAAATGTGTGCGGGTGGGAGCAATCATACGACCCGGCAAAGGCGATAGACGACAATTTAACGCAGACGGAAAGTGGGTTGTATTTTCAAGGTGCGCACCCGCTTTTGACGTTGGATAATATGGCGGCGATTATGCCGGATGATTGGGGGCTGCAATACCCGGAATGGAACATGATATTGCCGTACAAAGCCGGGCAGAAAGTGAGCCATAACGGTATTGTTTGGATTGCTAAAATTGACAACACCGGAGAGGAACCAACGGCAAGCGATTTTAATAATGATTACAGCCGGGAGGATTACGGAAACCCATATTGGAAACCGTATAATATGTTGACGGACTTTTTGGAGAGAATGACCCGAAACGGAATTGCGACCGCAATACAGACGTTTACACAGATTAAGCAGTTGGATAAAGAAACACGTAATTTGTTGGAGCGAAAAACGTTCTTTGATGGTGCCGGACGCATACGGGCGACGTTGCAAAACAATCATAAGTTGGTAGGATTTGAAATTGTCCCGGTTCGTGCAATGGGAGTGACGGCGAAAATTGAAAAGATAGGTTTGCAAATGACCGGGGGAACCGGGGTTGTTAGAATGTATTTGTTTCATTCGTCGCAGATAGACCCAATAAAGACTTTTGATTTGAATTTTACCGTTACAAATGGCGGTTTTCAGTGGTTCCCGTTAACTGATTGTTATTTGCCGTATATAAGCGACAAGAACAACGCCGGGGGGTCGTGGTTCCTTTGCTACAATCAAGACGAATTACCCGCCGGAATGGAAGCAATTAACGTATCAAAGGATTGGAGCCGGGAGCCGTGCGGAACGTGCAACATTGGTTCCGTTGAGGTTTGGCGAGAATTGACAAAGTATTTGCAAGTAACGCCGTTTATGTACCATGCGCCGGAAACGTTCGCAGAATATCCGGAATTATGGGACATTGCGCAAACCTTATACACAAGAACACAGAATTACGGGTTGAATTGCGAAATTACAATTGGATGCGATTTAACCGATTTTGTTATTTCTCAAAGGGCTATTTTCCAAACCGTGATACAACGGCAAGTTGCCGCAATTGCGTTGCGTACGTTAGCAATGAACCCCAACGTAAGGGTAAACCGCAATCAGTCAAACGCAAGCCGTACAGACATTTTGTATGAGTTGGACGGGAACACGGCCGGCGTTAGACCCGGCGGGTTGGGGGATGATTTAAAAAAGGCGTATGAGGCATTGCGGATTGATACGCAGGGATTAGACCGCATTTGTTTAAGTTGTAACAACAGAGGCGTAAAATACAGAACCGTGTAATTATATAATTCAAAGGGAAAATTGTATATAATTTCATGTAAAAATTGTATTTATGAAAAAGATAACCGATTTACGAAAAAGGGTTGCGGATTTCAACGAGGCTTTGACGTCCGGGCGGATAATACAAAACATTATATGGGACAATGAGGCATATATAGTTGATTTAAACGCCGAGGAACAATTGTTTGAACAAGGTATTAACCGTTTGGGCGTCGAAATTTCGGATTATGCACCATACAGCCCCGTAACAATCGCAATTAAAGAGGCTAAGGGACAGCCGACAAACCGGGTTACGTTAAGGGATGAGGGTGATTTTGAAAGTAGCTTTTTTTTGGAAGTTGGCGACAAGCAATTTGAAATTAAGGCGTCCGATTTTAAGACAGAGGATTTAATAAAAAAATACGGGCGTCAGATATTAGGATTGACGGACGAAAATATTGCAATACTGATATGGCAATACATATATCCGGATTTAAAGGACGAAGCAAAAAAACAAATTTATGGCAAATAAGGTAAAAGCCCCGGTTGTTGACAACCCGGAATTGTTAGACCGGATTATTGGGAACATTCAAAACGGATTGGTTGATAATTTGCCGTGGTTGGATTATGCGTTTGGCAGGGCGGAAAGACTTGTTAAAATGAACGCAAACCAAAAACGCTATTATACGCCAAACGTGTATTCCGGGAAAAACGAATATATGGAAGTTTGCCCCGATGCGGGTATTGGTAATTTCTGTTTCTTTTGGGTTGACGACCCGCAAAATATCAGTTGGGAACCCGGAGTTGATATTGGCATAAAAACGGCGTTTTCGATTATCTTTTGGTTTGATTACAGAAAGATATACAACGATGCAAGCACACGCAACAAAGAGGATTTGAAGCGGCAAATATTGGACGTTTTGAACGGCGGTTTTTTGGTGCGAAATGGAAGTTACAGAATAAACAAAGTGTACGAATTGGCGGAAAACATTTACAGGGGCTTTTCGTTGGATGAAATAGAAAACCAATTTTTAATGCACCCGTTCGGCGGATTCCGGTTTGAGGGCGAATTGAGTATTGGAGAAACATGTAAATTGTAGTATATGGAACATTTTATTTATAACATTATTGTTGTCGCATTAATAGCGGCTTTTGTGCTGACGTTATTACGCAAATGGGGCGTCATTGAATGGGTACAGATTCACGGGAACGATTTCTTTTCAAAGATGTTTAATTGCGATTTCTGTTTGTCGTGGTGGACTTGCGTTTTGATTTGTTTCTTTGCGTTGATATTTACCGGGAACCTCTCATTTTTGGGCGTTCCCTTTTGTAGTACAATGATAACACGTGTTTTATTATGAAGAATGTACAAATAAAAGGAATGAACGTTGAGTTGTATGATTCAATCGAGGATTTGCCAATTATGCGTTTCCACAAGTATAACAAAATGCTTTTGGTTGACGCCGGGGTTGGTTCCGATTTGTCGGATTTTGACCGACATATTGAAAAGGTAATACGTTATTTGAACAGCCCAACGCCAAACATGGCAACCGTTGAGTTGGAAAATATGCGCCAAAACATATATTTCATTCAATCCGAGGTTTCCCCCCGGCATTTGGCTTTTGCCGTGTTGGTTAAATCAATAAATGGTAAACCCCGAAATGATTTGTCAGATGATGGATTGCAACAAACAATGAGTCTTTTTAAAGACGTTGCAAATTCAGAGATAACCGCCCATTTGGAAGCGGTTAAAAAAAAAATAGACGATGAATTGCGTTTGTATTTTCCCCGGTTGTTCGATGATGCGACATTGAAAGAGTATTACGATAAATTGAAACAAAGAACGATTGTTGTATTACGCACAATAATAGACGGTCGGGCAACCGAGGCGGACGCAAAAGAGATTGACGACATTACGGCGGAGTTGATAACCTATTTCAACCCGCAGACGTTTACCGGTTCGGAAAGCGTGGAAATTAGGCATGACATACAATTTGAAAATATGTGTTTGATATTGTCCCAAAATTTGCATGTTGACCCAAAGAAATTTACCGTTTTGGAATATTACAACGCATTTGAGTATATCAAGGAACAAGCCAAAAAAGCAAACAAGCAAAAAAAGGTAAAATAAGGCGATTTCCGGCGTTTTTATTTTTAGGCGATAAATTACACGTTTGAGAAAAGAAAATGCAACAGACGGGAAATTACCCGTAAATAACTAAATAATCGGCGTATGGCAGATAATAACAACCCAATCAAATATTCGGATTTAATAAGCCCGGATAATTCGATTACAGATTTGATAAAACAATTGGATGAACTTTCGGACACATATACAAATGCGCTGAAAAATATCAAAGCCGAAGCAATACAATTGGCGGAGATTCTGAAAAAGGTTTCCGGCGCAACGGAGGACGGGCGAAAGACAATCAAAAAAGCCGCAGACGATGCGGAACGTTTGGCACGTGCGCAACGTGATTTGGCGTTTGCAGAAAGCGAGAACGCCAAAAAGTTAGCCGAGTTAAAATTGGCACAGCAGGAAGCGAACCAAATTAATAAACTGATTGTGAAAATAAATCAATCCGCCGAGGGTAGTTATAACCGTTTATCGGCGCAATATTCATTGAATAAGATTTATTTAAACAACATGACTAAAGCCGAACGGGAAAACACCGAGGAGGGGCGAAAATTGGTTGCACAAACCAAAGAAATATACGAAGAAATGAAACGTTTGCAGGAGGCAACCGGAAAATTTCAATTGAACGTCGGAAATTATACGGAGGCGTCCGACGCAATAATTGCGTATGGCGACAAACTGAAAGAAACGTTAGGTTTAAATAGCGCATTTGGCGAAAGTCTTTTGGCGTTAGGACGTGGCGGGGCTGAAAGTAAAGCAGTTTTTACAGCTATTGGCGACGGGGCAAAAGCATTGGGAAAAACTTTGTTGGGATTACTTTCAAACCCGGTATTTTTGGCAATTGCCGGAATTGCGGCGGCGGGTGCGGCGTTCAAATGGTGGTACGATTATAACGCCGGGTTAGTAGAGGCAACGAGATTGACGCAACAATTTACCGGGAAAAGTGGCGATGATTTGAAAGCGTTTAGAAATGAGGTGCAAGCCGTCGCCGATTCATTCAACGCAGATTTCCGGGAAACATTGATTGCAACAAACGCATTATCAAAACAATTTGGTATTTCTGCAAATGAGGCATTGCAATTGGTTAAGGCTGGGTTTTTAGCCGGAGGCGATGCGAACGGGGAATTTTTAGACACGTTGAAAGAATACCCGGCATATTTCAAAGAGGCGGGAATATCAGCAGACCAATTTGTTGCAATTGTTACCCAAACAAACAAAATGGGTATCTTTTCAGACAAAGGCGTTGACGCAATTAAGGAGGCAAATTTGCGTTTGCGTGAAATGACGACGGCGACGGCGGCGGCTTTGGATGGTATTGGTATTTCGTCGGAACAAGTTCAAAAAGATTTGCAGACCGGAGCCAAAACGACATTTGATGTTATACAAGACGTTTCCGCAAAATTGGCAGAATTGCCGGATAATGCGGCAACGGTCGGGGCTGCAATTGCAGATATATTCGGGGACCCCGGAGAGGACGCCGGATTGCAGTATTTGCGCACGTTGAAAGATATTTCAACAAACATGGATGAAGTAAAAGGGAAAGCCGGAGTTTTGGCGCAATTGCAGGAGGAACAATTGCAAAGCCAAATTGAGTTGCAAAACGCATTATCCGGGTTGTTTGACGCAACCGGAGGAAATTTTGAAACGTTGACAACGCAGGCAAAAGTTTTTGTTAACCAAGGATTGACGGCGATAATAAAAGGGGTTATTGATGTTGTCAATTACTTGATTGAGTTATACAATGAAAGTGTTTTAATACGTGCAATTTGGAATGGGATTGTTGCCGGATTCAAAACAACATTTGATACGTTGGGAAATTTGTTTGGATTCTTTATTGATATAGTCAAAGCAACCGGAACCGCATTAAAGGGAGCGTTTACGTTGGATTTTGACGACGTAAAAAAAGGATTGGCAGATTATGCAGCAGCGTACGGGAATTTGGTTAAAGCCCAAGTTAAAGACATAACAGAAAATTTCCAAGAGGGTTTAGAGGGTATGCAGAAGAAAATAAAACCGTTAACAATCCCGGTTTCTGTTGGAGATACCCCGACGCCACAAACAGAAAATAAGCCCGTAACGACACAGAACCCAACCGTAAAGCCAAGGGGTAAAAGCGATGCGGAAAAGGCAGCAGAACAGCAAGCAAAACAAATTGAGGCGGCATACAAAAAGAATTTGGAAGCAACCCGAAAATTGCAGGATGCACAATTGCAGTTGGAAACCGACGAATGGGCAAAGCGTCGCCAACAAACGCAATATCAGTATTCCCGCCAAATTGAGGATTTACAACACCAATTGCAGACCGAAAAGGATTTGAACGAAACCGGACGTCAAGCGATAAACGCCACAATTACGGCGTTGGAACAGCAACAAACCGAGGCGTTATTGAAAATCGAACAAGACCGACAATTGCAGGAATTAGCGTTACAGAAAGAAAGCATTGAATTACGTTTGCAAGCAGTCAAAGAGGGAAGCGAGCAGGAAAAACAATTGCGGATGCAGTTGTTGGAAAACGAAAGACAAACCGCATTATTACAGAACCAACAGAAACCGACCGGGCAACAGCAGGACGCCGCGGCGATTAATGCAAGTTTTGACGCAAAGGGAGCCGGAATTGCGGACGAATATTTGCAAGCGCAATTACAGATATTCGACCAACAACAAGCGTTGGCACAATCGGAGTTTGATTTGTTGAGAAATTCAGAAGCCCGGAAAACTCAATTCCGTTTGCAAGCAGAAAAGGAACGTTTGCAAAAGGTTTTAGAATTAAATCAGCAAGCCGCCAATAAATTGTCTGATGTTGAGGTACAAACAATTCAAAACACTATTAAAAAAATAGACCAAGAAATTGAGCAATCCAAAGGGGAGGAACGAGGAACAGACATTTACGGTTTGTTTGGGCTTAATTTGGACGACAACCAAAAAGAGGCAATTAATACGTCTATGCAATTTGCATTGGATGCGTTAAATACATTCACGGCGGCACGTGTTGCCGCAGCAGATGCAGCCGTTGAGCAAGCGGATAAAGAGGTTTCCGCCGCACAATCGGCGTTGGATGCAGAATTGGAAGCAAGGGCAAACGGGTACGCCAATAATGTTGTACAAGCGCAAAAGGAGTTGGATTTAGCAAAGAAAAACCAAGAAAAAGCGTTGAAAGAACAACAGAAAGCGCAAAAACAGCAGGCAGCAATACAAACATTGCAGCAAATCGGAAACATGGTAACAGCAACGGCGTTGATTTGGTCGCAATTAGGTTTCCCGTTTGCAATACCTGCAACTGCCGTAATGTGGGCGAGTTTTGCAGCGTCTAAAATCAAGGCGGCGCAATTGGCAAAACAGACCGGAGGAACCGGAGGAACGGAAACATACGGCGACGGTACCGTTGAACTTTTGGAGGGCGGTTCGCACCAAAGCGGAAATGATATTGATTTAGGAACGAAACCGGACGGAACCCGCCGGCGTGCCGAGGGAGGCGAATTTTTCGCCGTGATAAATAAACGAAGTTCACGCCGTTTCAGAAAGATAATACCGGACGTTATCAATTCGCTAAACAATGGTACGTTTGCACATAAGTATTTAAAATCCTATTCAGACGGCGACGGTTTGACGTTAAACGTTACCGGACAAAGCCCGGATTTACGCAATTTGTCGGATGATGTAAGGGAAATTAAGGAACAGAACCGACGACGGGTTTACGTGGATGGCGACGGAAATACGATTGAAAGTTACAAGAATTTGAAACGTAAAATAAAAAGACTATGACACCAAAATATAGATTCTTTTTGCAGATAGGGGAGGACGGAACCAAACAAACCGTCTGCCCCAATTATAAGGATGATTTAACGTTGGATTATGAGTTGGAAACAAATCAAAGGTTTTACCGGGCTAAATTGTCCGGTAAAATAAACTTTGTCCGTGCTGATTACGATATTATCAATAACGCCCCGTTTGATTCTGAATTTTTCCTATATATCGAAAAAAGCGATGATTGGGGACAAACATACAATCAATACTATAAAGCAAAGTTTATGAAAACGGATTGTACGTTTAATGATGATGATAAATTGGTTACGGTACAGCCGGAAACAATAGACCAATACAACGACGTTTTGGCAGGATTGGAAAAGGAATACAATTTAATTGAGTTGGCCCCACAAATCGAATTTCTTACAATAAGAAAACGCCCATTGATACAAATATACGTTCCCGGAGATAGTATTGTTTCGTGCTTTTTGGGCGGCACGAATTGGGAACAAGACGCAAACACCACGACTGACCAAAACGCATTAATACAAACCTATCATTTTGCACTATGTAATATTTTGAAAGAAATACAAATTACGTCGTACGGTTCCCCGGCGGTAATATCCGGGCTTTATACTGGGCGGATGTCGACGGGTGTAAGTCCTGATGAATTTATGGGAGATTTATACCCGGAATTAAATGTAAATTATTATATCCATATTGCACAAAAACGAGTTGCGGGTGGGCTACCTATTGGGCTAGCAGGTGTTGAGATACGCCGCCGTTCTGATGATGTGGCAATGTTCCGGTATACAAAGACAACGCAAGAACCTTTTGATACGTTGGAATTTGATTTAACCGCCGTTGAGGGTTCCGGAGCAACGGGTACGATGCACGCCGATATGAAAAGTTATAATATATACGCCCGATATTTGGTTGATGTTGATAAAATAGAAGATTTAGATACATACCCGTTGTCGTCCGATGATATTGTAGATAATAATAGAAATTACCGCCGGGCAATTGGTTACGCAATCGACGTGGCATTTATATCTAATAATTTTTCAGATACGCCGACCGAGTGGGGATTAGCCGACAGTGGAAAGTATTTTGCGCCGCCTTATTCCATATATGGACAAACGTTTTATCCAATCGCCCGGTCAACGTGGCGTTATGCGTCGTTATGGTTTGGGTTTTATCTGATGGATTGGATATTAGAGGAAAAAGCCCGAAAAGCATATACTTTGCGTGATGCGTTTACATTGTCGTCATGTATCAATGTGCTATTAAAAGAATTTGCGCCCGGAATAACGCATGAAGCGACGCCGGAATACAGCCAATTTCTTTATAACAAAAACAATCCTATTTCCGGGCAGTCATTTAAGTTGCTAATAAGTCAGAAAAGTAATATCATTAATGGAGAATATCAGTCCCCGGCGCAAAAAGCCCCGGTTACATTGCAACAGATTATGACGATGTTACGGGATATTTACAAATGTTATTGGTATATTGAGGACGGAAAATTTAAGATTGAACAAGTAAGTTGGTTTAGAAATGGCGGTTCGTATGGATATAACCCAATTATTGATTATAATTTAACGCAGTTAGAAAACGTTAGGAATGGCAAGAAATTAGCTTTTGCGACGTCGGAATATTCATTTGACAAAGTAGATATGCCGGAACGTTACCAATTTGAATGGATGGATGACGTAACAACGCCATTTGAAGGGTTGCCAATAGAAATTACGTCAAAATATGTAACAGCCGGAAAGATAGAAGAAATAAATATTTCCAATTTTACGTCCGATATTGATTTGATGTTGTTAAACCCCGGTGCAATTAGTTTGGATGGATTCGCATTGTTTGCGGCGGTTATGCCGTCCGGAGGTGGACAATTGGAATTGCCGTTTACAAGACAAACCGTTGATAGCGTAGAATATTTTTTGCAAAATGGATATTTAGCGTTTATCAATATACAACCGACATATTGGGTTTATGATATGCCCGCACGGAATTTCAAAATAAATAATTCCCAATATTATGCTTTGGGAGGATTGGAACGTAAAAAGAAACAAACGTTGAATTTCCCGGCAGGAACCACAGACCCAAACCCGATGCAGTTAGTTAAAACATATATCGGTAACGGTCAAGTTGATAAATTAAGCGTAAATTTGTGTAGTCGAAACATTAAAGCAACGTTGAAATATGACACAGAATAACAATATTAGCGTTTTACCGTGGTACACGTCAATTAATGAACAGAACCACAGAAAAAGTTACGCATACGGCGCAATTTACCCGTTATTTGCCCCGGCTGATAGATTGTTGCCGTTTCAGATAATAAGAAACACACGGTCAAATAATGTTACGTCAGTGGTATTGTATGAAAAGACCGGAAAGCAAGTTGCAAACATAACAACGTACATGAAAGAAACCGGATTGCAGATTGTCCGGTTTCAAGCGTTGGGTTATGATGTTATATTGTACCCGTCAATATTACCCATGCCATTAAATCAGTTGGACGGAATATATTATATGACGTTATCGGATGGCGTGCAAACGTGGTATTCCGAAATGTTTACGGTCGTACAAGATGTTTCCGGTTACTTAAAAATACAATGGTGGGACATTGAAAATTTGGTATTTGACGCCGGGCAAATAGTATATAAAAACCCGGATTTCAAAAATATGTTGTACCTTTATACCGAGTTAGGAAAACCGGATTATGAATTTGAAGAAGATGGCGAAGAACGGGACGGTTATTTTTTCCCGGAAAAACAAATGTCCGTAAAAACGTTTAAATGTACGATATTGGCACCGGAGTTCCTTTGCGACGTAATGAGATTTATCCGCATGGCTGATTACATTCACATAACAGATAAATACGGCAGGGAATACGATTGCGACACGTTTCTAATTACCCCAAAATGGCAGACGCAAGGGGATTTGGCGAGCGTGGAAATTGAGTTTAAAACAAATACCGTCGTTAAGAAAATAGGACGTGGGTATATTACAACAGCAAACAAAGGAGATTTTAACAGCGATTTCAATAATGATTTCAAGAACAATTAAATTAATTAGATTATGGGAAATTACGAACAATTAAAACAAGCGGTTTCCGATGTTATTAAAACAAACGGGAATCAAGAAATTACCGGGGCAATATTGCAAAATACTTTATTGACTATTATTTCAACGGTAGGTAATAACGCAACATTTGCAGGAATAGCAACGCCCGATACAAATCCAAGTACACCCGATGAAAATATATTTTATTTTGCTACCACTAAAGGACAATATGTTAATTTTGGAGGAATTGAAGTAAATAATGAAGCTGTAATTCTGCAAAATAAAAATAACACATGGAAAAAAAAAGCAACCGGGATTGCATTAGCTTTAAATGTTGATAAACTTTCAAGACAATTATATTACAATGATGTTTATTTAGCAAACAAAAAAGAATTTAGGAACTTATTTTCATATACACCGTTAGAACCAACTTTGATAGAAGAAAATAAATTAATACGTTCAAATGGGGAATTAGAAGAAAATGACGAATCGTTAAAAAATAGTTATAATGTTGCATATTTTGATGTGTTAGAAAATAATAAATATTATATATCATGCCCAATAGGAGGACAATATGATAATATAATGTTTTTATCATTTATTGAAGAAAACGGCTCAATAATATTTTCAGAATGTAACGCAGAAAACGCAAGTTTAAAAGAATTTGTTTTTACTGCAAAAAAGAGTGGAAAACTAAGGGTATGTTATCGTAATTTTGGTAATTTATTAGTATATAAAGATGTACAAATAAACAATAAAAACTTCGTATGGTATGATACGCAAACAGAGTTTGACATATATAATATATTTGGCTATAAGGAACGAGCATATAATTCAATAGTTGATATTAAATTTTATAATTGTGATAGTAACGAAAAAAGAGCATTGTATGTTGTTTGGAATGGCAGAAAAAACGACAATACATTAAACATACGTACAAGCGTTTTAAAAAATGATGTATGGGAAGTTGAATTTGAATACAAAGTAAATGATGTAAACATAATTAATCCGAAGGGAAATGCTATATTTGATGTTGAAATAAGAAATGGTATAAAGAAATGTATTATAACATTTAATTCAGCATACATTAATAAGATTGATGGCGGTCAAATAGTAGATAATATAAACGCTAATCCACTATTAATATTTTCCAAAAATTGTTACGTAGAAAACGGGTTATGGTACAAAGAATTTGGGAGAGTTTCATTTCCAATAAGAGGGTTTATAAGTTCAAAAAATAACGAATTTATAAATCAAGCGGGCTACCATACTTCAGATTTTATAGAAGTAAAAAAAGGGAATATAATTTTATCATATATTTATGGTTCTGTAAATGTGTATGCAATTTCACTATATGATGAAAATAAAAATTTTATAAAAGGCTTTTTGCCTAGTTCTACAATTCCGGGAGTAATGGGCATTAATTATTATATAGTTAACGACGATAATGTAAAATTTGCCCGTGCCACAACATCTGATACCGTATTAGATTTGTCATATCTTATTATTAGTGATAGGATGCCAATTGAGGTATTTAATTTCGCTAAAAATAATGGTAATGATTTAACAAAAAATTATCTATTAAAAAAAGAACGTCATTCTGTAAACTTTTCTTTTGATGATGGGCCTGCAAATGATACATTAGTAAAAAGTGTGTTTGATAAAAAAGGAATTAAATGTGGATTTGCGCCAATAGCTGCAAATAATAGATATATAGAATATTATAAAGAGGGTTTTGAAATATTGGCACACGGTACAACTCCATTAAATAACGCAACAGAAGAACAAGCAAAAACGGCTTTTATTAATGGTAAAAAAATTGTTGAAAAAATGGGAATAATATGTAATGGTTGGGTAACCCCGAATTCGCAATTAAAAAAAGATTTACACCCATTGGTATATGATTATTTTAATTATGGTTTTACTACTTATAAAGGTAATATAACAGAAGGACAAGTTCAAACGCAAAATTTAAAATCGTATGATTTATGGCGTATTAGTTTAGCAACATTAAAAGATAATTTAACAATTATAGATGATGCGGTTTCGCAAAACGGGGTTGTTTCCGTTTATGCCCATAGTTATGAAATAGACGATTTGTGGACAATACAAGATTTGGAAAATGTTATAGGCTATATAAAAGCAAGAACAGAGATATTAATCCCATATGAAAGTTATATAAAACTTTTTTCAATAAGACACAATGAACAATAATAAGTTATATGGAAAGAATATTTAATTGGGAACAATGGCGTATAATCGCCGTTTCAACGGTTAGCCCGTTATTTGGTTATTTAACACCGACAAAGGGTTTTGTTTATGCGTTAGTAGTAATGTTTGCGTTCAATATTTGGGCGGGAATGAGGGCGGACGGCGTGGCGATTGTGCGATGCAAAAACTTTTCGTTCCGGAAGTTTAAAAACGCATTGTGCGAATTTCTGTTGTATCTGTTTATCGTGGAGGCGATTTTTGTAATAATGAAAAATTGCGGCGATGAAAATGCGGCGGTTATCGTGGTAAAATCACTAACATACGTGTTTATGTATGTGTATTTGCAAAATGCGTTCCGCAATCTGATTATTGCGTACCCCCGGAATTTGGCATTACGTATTATTTACCATGTTATCCGTTTGGAGTTTACAAGGGCTTTGCCGTCGCATTTGCAACCGATAATTGACAGATTGGAAAAAGAATTTGGGGACGACCCCGACAAAAACAATAAAAAGAAAGGAGAAAACGAAAATGAGTAAAGTTGTAATTCTTGATGGAGGTCACGGCGTGGATTGTGCCGGGAAACGTTCCCCCATTTGGGGGGACGGTTCCCAATTGTTTGAATGGGAGTTTAACCGTGACATTGTACGCCGTATTGCGGCGATGTTAAAAGCCGATGGCGTAAAGTTTGAAATTTTGGTACCGGAGGAAACCGACGTATCATTACCGGAACGTTGTCGACGTGCAAACGTTATCCATGCAGATTGCGGCAATAATGCCATTTTGTTTAGCGTTCACGGGAACGCCGGAGGCGGCACCGGGTGGGAATGTTATACCAGCGTAGGACAAACGAAAGCGGATGCAATCGCAACCGTTCTTTGTAAGGAGGCGGAAAAAGAGTTTGCCCCGGATGGTTGGAAAATGCGTTTTGATTATGTGGACGGCGACCCGGACAAAGAAAGCCAATTTTATATTCTGAAACATACTGTTTGCCCGGCGGTATTATCTGAAAATTTCTTTTTTGATAATGAAAAGGATTGCCGTTTTATGATGAGCGACGACGGAAAAGAAAGGATTGCAAAGGTACATTTTGAAGCAATAAAGAAAATTGTATGAAAAAGTATTTGATTTGGGCGGCAATTGCGATGGTAGTTGCCGCCGTTGCAACAATATGGGTGCAACGAACGAAAATTGAAAAATTGACGGACGAACGGAACAGATACCGGGGAAATACAGAAACATTGTTGCAGGACGTCGAAACGTACAAAACAAAGGATAGTTTGAACGCCGCCAAAGTTGGGGTTTTGGAGCTGAAATTGTCAGAGTTTGAAAAATACCGGGCGAGCGATGCGGAGTTGATAAAGACGTTGCAGACAAAGAACCGGGATTTGGAACGGGTTACAACAACCCAAATGGAAACAATCAACGAATTGCGGGCAACCGTCCGGGATAGTATTGTATATTTGCCCGGCGATACGGTTACTACTGTATTACGTTGTATTGAGTATTCAGACAAATGGGTTGATTTTGACGGATGTATTAAAAATAATACGTTTTCGGGCAAAATTATAACACGGGATAGCCTTTTAATAACGGAAACTGTGCAATATAAGCGTTGGTTAGGTTTTTTATGGAAAACAAAACGGATAAAAAACCGTGAATTTGATATTGTTTCAAAAAATCCACATACAAAAATTACCGGGTTTGAGGTTATAACAATCGAAAAATAACCATATTTGCGGCAAACGGGGATAGTTCGGAGTAGCTACCGGATGAAAAAAGATGCAACCACTTTTCCCCGTTTCCATTTTTTGGTTGCTTACTTAAATGGTTGTATAATGGAAATTTGGAAAGATGTACCCGGATATATAGGGTTGTATAAAGTGAGTAATTACGGGCGTGTAAAATCCGTTAAGAAACAATTAGTTTTGAAAACATGTGGTTCCGGGAATAGATATAAAACCGTTGCTTTATGTAATGGGATGCGCAAAACGTTTCGAGTACATAGATTACATGAATAAAAATATTGACGTGATGGAAAGCATAATAATAAAAGAAATTGAAATGATGTTGGAACTACCTTTGCGCGAAAGACAAAAATCGTATTTCCAAGACTTATTAAACGCTGCAAAGCCCGTTACAATTGTTCCGGCGGCTGATGTATTGGAGGATTACGAATTGGACTACATACGGCACGTAATTAAGCCAAAGCCGAAAGAATGTTATCGAAATTCCCATTTACTTTGCGAGGCGTTCCCGGAACGGATTCTTTATTGTGAGGGAAAAACAAACGTCCCAATACCGATTGGCCATGCGTTTAACAAGGCCGGCGACGCATATATTGACATAACATTTGAATTTGCGTTGCATGAAAACCCGTCAATATATGAGTACGTAACATTTGGCGAGTACGACGCAAAGACCATACGAAAAGCAGTATTGGAAACCGGATATTACGGCGAAATTTACAAATGGTTGTATTATCAGAGTAAGAAATAAAAAGCCCCCCGGCGTCATAAATCAATATGCACCGGGGGAATTTTACGCAGTAACCGAGAGCTATATTTGGTTGATGCGGTACCACAAAAATATATTGTTTGCCGTAAATTGCAAAACAACCCGCAAAAATAAATTTGAAATAAAAGTATTTATCTTTGGTAATTAAAGAAATATTTGTACCTTTGCATTGAAGTTAAGCCCACGCACGGGGATAGTGCGAAATAATATGAATATCAGAAAAGACAAAGAATTGAACATTTTGGCGAAAGCAGCCGGAAAGAAAGCAACAGAAGTTGAAACAATCATTGTAAATCAATTAATCCAAAAGGAAATGATACAAGACGACCCGAAATTTTGGGGATGCACTTTGTTTGATAGTATCGAACGTGACGTTCCGGTTTCTGATGTTGCCGGCATTATCAAAGCAACCGGAATTTCGGTTGTACGTTTCGAACATTTGGACGCATTTCTGAATTTGGTATTGGTCGGAAAAGGAGATTGCCCGGTATGTGGCGGAGAAATGGAAGTTACCGACGCCGATTATAAATGTTGCGGCGGCGATGGGTATTTAACCCCGTATGAATACGAACCGATATTTGAGGAAAAAACCTGCAAACATTGCGGACACGTAGAATAATAACCATAAAAATAAAACAATATGAAATTGAGAGTAAATGAAGCAATCGCCCGTTCCGAGGCGAACGGAAAAAAGGTATTTAAAAAGGATATTGCAGCCCGTTTATTTGAGGGCGCAAGCGAAAGCGCACAGCAGGTAAATATGACAAATCTTTGCAACGGGACAACCAAAAGGATTGTTCCGGAATGGGTAGTAATAATTTGCGAAATGTGCGGTTGTTCCGCCAATTATCTGTTTGGAATGGAGGATTAAAACCATGAAAAAGAAGTTTATCGAAAAAAAGGAAAAGATGGTTGATGTTTTCTTTTCCGATGCGTGGCAAGCAAAGGTTTTTGCAATGATATTTAGCATTTTCGGAGTAATATGTTTTATTGCCGGATTTTGGAATTATATCCATTTTTTGTTTTCTGCAATGTGTGGATTAATGGTTTATGTATTGTTTAACGAATTAAAGAGCAAATAACATGAGAGCGAAAAAGAAACAGCCGGAAAACCCGGAAAAAAGTATTTCAAACACAATGGGTAACGCAGTAAATGCGGTTAAGAAGTTGGCGGAAGCAATGGGACAATTGCCCGCCGATAAATTCCCGGAAATAAACGATGAACAACAGATTGTCCCCGGATTGGATGCCGTCGAAATAGAACAGCCCGCCGGGGCTTTTGAAATTGTGCCGGGCATGACGGTTGAGGAAATGACGGCAATGTTCTTAGATGGCGCATTAATCGAACCGCCGTATAAAGTATGGCAGCTAAACAGCAAAGGACACCGATATTATTACAAGTTTGACGACAACGGAACCCCGGAATTTTATCCGTCAGTTACAACCATATTATCGCAGACAATGCCAAAATCGGAATTTCTGATTAAATGGATTGCCGACAAAGGTATTGACGAGGCGGAACGATACAAAGCAGAACGGGCGGCGTATGGTACATTTATGCACGCCCAATTTGAGGAACTTATAATTAACCGGGTTTATGATTTGGACGGACTGAAAGCCAAATTAAACGATTATATTGATAACAACAAATTGCCAGCCGATTTCATTTATTACGCTGATGATTTCAAAAAGGACATATTGGCATTTGCGCAATTTGTTTTGGATTATGACGTTAAACCGTTAGCCGTGGAAATTGCGTTGGTACACCCCGTTCATAATTACGCCGGAATGATTGATTTGCCGTGTACGATGTTATCAAAGCCCGGTTCAAAAGAATACATAAACGCAATTGTGGATTTCAAAAGCGGGCGCAAAGGATTTTACGAAGAAGCGGAAATTCAGTTGCATTTATATGCGATGATGTGGAACGAAAATTTCCCGGATATTCCGATTGACCGTGTTTTCAATTTCAGCCCGAAAGATTGGCGAAAGGAACCGACGTACAATTTGAAAGACCAAACAGACAGCCCGAACGCAAAGAAAATCCCGTATCTTTTGGAGTTGGCAGCAATTGAGGACGAAAAACGGGATAATACATTTACGGCGGTTTCCGGGGAAATATCATTGGATAACGAACCGGATTTGACAAACAATATTGTTTCGCTGACGTTGGCGGAACTTGTTAAAAGCAAAGCCCCGGCGGAAAAGAAAAAACCGGAACCGGAAAAAGCCGTTACCGTTGAGGATTTGAAGAAAGACCCGGAACCCGAACCACAACCGGAACCGGAGGAAAAGAAAACCAAGACCGTAAATAGAACCACACGAGAAACGGCAAAAACGGCGGAAAACAAGCCCGTCAAGGAAAAGAAAACCGCAAAACGTACAATTACACCAAAAAAAGAAAAAGTGGCTAAAATCGAAGAAAAACAGCCTAAAAAGCCGGAACCCGTGACAAAGAAAGATTTGTTGAATACTGAAATTGATATTTGATTATGAAAGGACGTATAAACATAAACAGACCAACCACCGGCATACAACGTGTTGTTTTGCCACGTGTGGGGTTTATCAAAGTAGGGTATAAGGAGAAAGCAACCAACGGAAAAGAATATCCAAAAAGTGTTGACTATTTTATTGCTAGTGGAAAGTATGCCGGATTGTTTACCAAAGCATACGGCGAAAAGCCGCAAACTATTCAAATAATTTTCCCGGACGACGCCCCGGAAAAGGTTTGCAATGAAATGTACGAATACCGGGACAACGACGGGCGACGCATAGCATACGGCGACGGGGAAACGTTTTTTGTATGGAACGGAAAACAATATTGTCAATATAGTACAAAGGATTATCCCAATTTGATGGCGGGGGTTGCGGAAAAGCACCCCAACCGTGCCGTATTAAACGGCGGCGACGGTTGGATTGTTACGTTGACCGTAACGTTTATTATTCCTTTGGTTCGTGGGGTTGCCGGGGTTTGGCAGTTCGTAACAAAGGGTACGGCGTCAACAATTCCAAATATCCGAGACACGTTCGACGCCATGTTGCAGGAACGGGGATTTGTTAAGGGTATAGTTTGGGATATGAACGTACAATTTGCCGTCTCTCAAAAGCCCGGCGACCGTTCCCGTTATCCGGTCGTTTCCATTGTTCCGAACGAAAGCGAGGGGAATTTGCGTAAAGTAACTGAAGCATTTAAACCAATAAAATTGATAGAAGAATGAAGAAAATTATTTTGTTTTTAGTGATATCAGTAATGTGTGTAAGCGTGTATGCCCAAACTGTAGTAGAGGTTGAAACGTTGAAAGTAACAGACCTTGGGAACCAAAAATTGTGCGCTGCAAAGGTGAATGGGTGTATAGACTATTATTACATTATGCTTAAAACTAGTAATATATATCAAAAGTATATTACTGTTTACCTTGGGGATAAGGAGGAAGCTATAAGGTTACTCCGGTTTTTGTATGACTTAAATTCTAAGGGTGGAACCTATATACATTTGGAAAATAGGACTAACAACGTAGTTTCATGGAATAGATTAGGCTATTATACAGTATTCTCTGAGGGGAGGGTATTAAAAGGACGTATAAGAAAGCAAAATATTAAGGGCTTTATCGCAGTATTAACCAATAATATTTGATAATTCAAAAAAAACATCTATTTTTGCAGCATAAACAAACGACTACCACCGTTTATACGATATTGCTAATTAGCTTGAAACCCTTGGTTTGGTGTGTGGTAGCCCAGACCTCGGGTTTTTTTTTTATAACCTATGACATACAATATATTTATAGACCAAAAGTTTGCCATTGTACATGGCTTAACAATTGTACAAGCAACTACGCTTGCCGCATGTATGACTTTAACTTCATGGAGCAATTCAATAAAATTAGGGAATGTTGTATGGTATCAATATTCTGAAAAGGAAATGTCTGATAACTTCCCGTTTCTTTTTTCTATCCCTAAAAGAGCTTACAAGAACCTTAGAATTTTGTCTGATATGGGTTTTGTCGAATTAATATCGATTAGCGAAACAAAGTATTTAAGATTCACATCAAAGTGCACAAATTGGAAATGCCAAGATGGTAACTATTTTGTAATATGATATGTCCGATAAAGGACATAGAATAAAGATGATAAATAAATAAAAGTTTAAAAATAATCAATTTAGAAAATGAAAGAAAGATGCTATTTGGTATTGGACTTAGTACGTTCAAAAGTTTTAGATTTAAATCCAACTGAAAGTATTTTGGCATCATGTTTATTGGGATTGTTGACGAAAAATTCGATACAATACGATGGAAATTCATATTATATGGCTGACTATAAATATGTAGCTTGTTATTGCTCTGTATTGCCTAATAAGGTAGATACATTGAGGCGTATTTACAAACGTTTGGAGAATATAGGGTTGATAAAAACTATAAAGATTGATAATCACGTTTATTTTACCCCATCTCAGATGTTGCGTGATTGGGGAACCGTATATGAATGCGTGGAAGCGGAAAAAAATCCCGTGGAAGCGGG